CTACTAAATAGCACTGCTAGTTTTCAATCAGCAACAACACCTCAATTGATAGGTGTTAATGATGGCACTAATGACTGTATAGTTTTTTCAGATGGCACAGCAATAAAGAAGAAAACATCTGCTGGCGCAGATACTACTTTTTCTCAAGCAGGTACACCTTCAACTATCTTTAGCATTACAACTAACGGTAAGCAATACTTCTTTATCAATGGTACCCACGTTCACAGAGGTAACCTTGCTGGTTCTACTAGCGATGCTGAAATCTACAACGCGACTGCTACTACTCGTGCCACTATTCGCTTTGTTAAGCAACGTCTTATCGCTGCTATTAACAACGTTATCTACGAATTAGATGCTAACAATACTAGCGGTGCGCTACCTACTGCTTTATTTACCCATCCCAATACCTCTTGGGTATGGTCATCTATATCAGAGGGACCTAGTGCTATCTACATATCAGGATATGATCCTAATGGAACATCCTCATCTGTCTTTAAAATTGTCTTAGATGTAACAACTCCTAACTCATTAGGTTTCCCAACCCTTGAAACACCTACAGTTATTATTGATCTACCAGATGGTGAGCGCATCAATGACTTTGATGTATACCTTGGTACCTATGCAGTCCTTGCAACTAATAAAGGATTTAGAGTAGGCGTATCAGATGCTAGCGGTAACATCCAATATGGTCCTTTATTATTTGATCAAGCTGCTTGTAACTCAATAGCATTTAAAGATCGCTTTGCTTATATTGCAACCACTATTGATGGTGAAGCAGGACTAGTAAAGGTAGATCTATCTACAACTGTGATAGCTAATAGCCTAGTATTTCCTTGGGCTTGGGATCTAGTAGCAAGTGGTATCACTGCTGCATCCAATCAGGTAGCCTTCTTTGGTAATACAGATAGGGCAGCCTTTACTTCTGGTAATGTTATTTATGCTGAGTCCACCGGTAGTAAGGTAACAAGTGGTTACTTACAAACAGGTTTCATACGATATAACACATTAGAAAATAAATTATTTAAACTACTTAATCCTAGAATAGATACCACAAATGGTGCTATAACTATCAGGTCTATTGATTATGCAGATACTGAATACAACATAGGCGGTTTTGCTCAAGGTGCAGCAACTAGTGAGCTAGGTGTACCTTATCCTAACTCAGCACAAGAGTATCTTGCATTTAAATTTACTATGTCCAGATCATCTACTGATGCAACTAAGGGTCCACTATTTACTGGATACCAACTAAAGTCTTTACCTGCTGTACCTCGCCAAAGAATAATTCAATACCCTTTGTTCTGCTATGACCACGAGAGCGATAACCTAGGCGTTGAGGTGGGCTATGAAGGTTCAGCCTATGATCGGTTGAGTCAACTAGAAGCGATAGAAAATGTAGGAGACACCATCAGAGTAGAAGACTTTAGAACTGGTGAGTCATACATTGGATTAATTGAAGAGCTTGACTTTATAAACAGAACCCCTAGTGATAGAAGATTCTCCGGATACGGTGGATTGTTAATCGCTACTATTAGATTGATATGATAATATGACACCGAACGAATGGGCAGGACTGGCAGTAGCGGCAACTACATTAGTAGGAACGCTAGCAATGACAGTCAGACACCTTGTAAAGCATTACCTATCCGAGCTTCGCCCCAATGGAGGCTCAAGTGTCAAAGATAAAATTAATTCTCTGGAGGAAAAAGTGGAATTCTTAACTGACCTAGTATTACAGGTATTAAAGAAATAGATGCCAGAGTTAAACGCTAATATCCCACCAATAGATTGTTATGTAAGAGGTAATTTTCTACGCAATCAAGAGGATAGCCACGATAAGTACTTCCCTTGTGTAATCTTTGGAGTCAGTAGCGTACAAAATAGAAGCCCACTATTTCATTTTATGATGGAAGATGGTGGCCTGTGGTGGCGTATGCCTATCAATGCCTTCTGTAAGAAGCCAGGTGTACCTGAGGAAAGTTTATATAACCTAGTATTGTGGAATTCTTTTAGTCCATATATAACAGCTACCAAGTTTAGTAACCTAGCAAACCTAAGTCTTCATTATGTGGACAGGAATAAGACCAAGGTAAATGGTAAGTATTTATTTACCCTTGACTGGCACAATCCAGATTCTAATAGATTAGATGATGGATACTCAGAGACACCTGATGAACACAAGTGCGGTCACGTTATAGAGCGAGATGATGGCAACTTTGCTATCCAACCTAACAATAGAATATTTGTTTTTGAACCATCATATACAACTAAGTATGGAGATCCACTAATCCATAGAATAATTAATGATCGCAAGTGGGATGTTGAAGATAAGAAGAAGTGGGTCACTGAAGACTCTAATGCTTTTCACTACGATATAGAAACGAGGAAAGGTAATGAATGACAACTGTTGTAAAGAAAGCAACACCTGCTGCTGTTGCTGTACTACGCCAAGCCACAGCCATTTGGCCTAAAAGAAACAAAGCAAGTGATGGTCTATTACCATCTGCTGCCCATCTAAGTCAGAGTCCTAACTCAGATCACAATACTGGATTAGCAGTTGACTTAACCCACGATCCAGTCAATGGTGTGGACTGTAAGGATATCTATACCAAGCTACAAGATGATAATAGAGTTAAGTATCTAATATTTAAAGGTAAAATCTGGAGCAAGGAAAAAGGGGAGCACACCTATAAAGGTAGCAACCAGCATAATAAACATTTACATATCTCAATCAAAACAGAATACGCTAAAGACGATTCTAACTGGTTCAGTTGGATGGGTGTACCACCTAAAATAAATAGGAGAAAAAATGAAAAACCTAATAGCTAAACTAAAAAATCCAAAGACTAAGGCTGCGTTTAAGTCTTATCTAAGAGCAGTACTAGCATCGGCAGTAACAATGGGCTTAGCCCTTGCTGCTGACCTAGCACCAGAACAAGCAATCTTAATAGGGTCCTTAGCAGGACCACTCGCTAAATGGGCAGACAAGACCGAGAAAGAATACGGTCTAGGAGCTAAGTAATTAACTTTACTGCGAGGTAATACAGGGCCACCCTTAACGGGGTGGCCTTCTTCTTTTGTTTAAATTACAAATAGCGTGAGTTGGTTTTACATTATCTAATGTATCTGATCCATTATACTGAACATCTATAACGTGATCTATATGCAAGCCATATTGCCAGTTATCACCAGTGCAATTTCTAGGAGCATTTAGATCTACTTCTTTATTGCATAAGTAACATATAGTTCCATATAGTTCTAATACTTGTTCTACTGTATAGACTTCCGTTTTATTACCTTTGAGTCTAACCTTGCGCCGCATACTGCGGCGTTTCTTTTTTGCTTTATAGAGGGGATTTTTCTTTCTTAGTTCTCTTATCTTTTCTTTATTTTTATGGTAAAAGATTCTTACATATTCAGAAGCACCAATTTTACAAGCATCACAAGCTAATTCTTTTGAACGATAGTGTCTTTGATATCCAGAATAGGTACCGCATTTAATATCTTTATACGGTTTGTTTGGCACTTATGTCTAAATTTCCCTAGCTGGATCATCTATTGGACAAGGCACACATATCAGATTGCCACAGTTAGCACAGGTTGCATCTAACATATACCAGGAGATCTCATAGTCATCAAAGGTAGCAAGGATAGAGAATACTTTAGAGCCACAAGGACAAGCGTGTAATGGACCGAGTGATCTAAGATCTGTACCAAATTTAGGTGGGAGCTTCTCTTTATTTTTTCGCAGGGTTGGTAGACGGAACATACTGACCATACCATCGCGGCGCTTAATGCGCCGCCCGTACCGTAATTCGCCTCACGGCTCATATGGTACATATTCTTGGACTAGTAACCGATCATAATCGTATTCACGGCGTGTCCTATTCACATCCCACCATTGTCAGCGATTGGTGTTATTATTTATCTAAGACAAAGGAAGGCAATTATGACGGCAATTGTTGGTATACAAGGTAAAGGTTGGGCTGTGCTTGCAGCAGACTCAATGACTACCTATACAGACAGACCTTACATAGCTAAAGGTTATGACAAGATAGTCAAGGTCAACGAATATTTAATTGCAGTTGCCGGTGATGCACTGGCTGGAGATATTCTTAATAACTTATGGCAACCACCTAAAGTAATTAAGACACAAGATCCTGATAGGTTTGTAATGATCAGGGTATTACCATCTATAAAACAAACACTTACTGATGCAGGTTATGATCCTGCTCCTAAGAATAAGAATGATGATGACTCAGGTTGGGATGCTTTACTTTGTTTTAATGGAAAGTTATTCCAACTTAGTGATGACTACGGGTATATGCGAGATGACAGAGGTCTGTACGGCATAGGCTCAGGTGGTGGGTTAGCTCTAGGTGCTCTAGTAGCAATGGATGCTGAAACAAAAACTCATACAAAAGCAACGAGTGCTGCAAAGAAAGCTGTCAACATTGCCATACAGTACAACGTATGGTGTGGTGGAACGCCTAGTATCAAGACACAATTTACTAAGTAAGGATAATAAATGAGTGAGATCTATTGGAATTTACAGTGGTATCTATTAGACTTAGAGATGTACAAATTTATTCTAGAGTGCTTTATTAAATGGGGGTTATAATGTATTTCAAGTTTATGTATCTAGTATATAAAGTTTCTGCTAAGCAGATAAGAAAAGGTTTAAACAAACGCTACCCAACTTATGCAGTAGCGCTTAGACAAGGAACTAGTGAGCGATCCTAAAGAATTATTACTACAGGTTCTTAGAGATAAGGATGCTGGTAGGGCTAGATCCAAACAAACACAGGTAGGTCCATCAGAGTTAGGTGGCTGTCGCCGTAAGGTTTGGTATCGCCTTAACGATCAACCTGAAACTAATGATAACGAATTAAAACTCTCAGCTATTATGGGTACTGCTATCCACGCTGAGATAGAGAAGGCAATAACAACTGCTGATCCAAAGGGTGAGAAGTATTGGGTTGAAACATCTGTTGAATACAATGGAATGAAAGCTCATATAGATTTATTTATACCAGAAACAGGAGATGTGATAGATTGGAAAACCGTTAAGGTTAAAAATTTATCTTACTTCCCATCGCTACAACAGCGTTGGCAAGTTCAGGTATATGGCTACTTGCTTGACAAGTCTGGAAAGGGGACACCCAAAACTGTTAATTTAGTAGCCATAGCCCGTGATGGTGATGAAAGAGATGTAAAGGTTCATTCAGAACCTTATGATCCGAAGTTAGCAGAGGATGCTTTGAATTGGTTATCTGCTATTAAAGAAAGCGCAGATGCACCAGGGCCAGAGCGCGATCAAAACTACTGCAAGTTCTATTGCAAGTACTTTGATGAGTCGGGCGAGATGGGATGTACTGGTCTAAAAAAAGAACGTATCAAGGAAGATGAAGTCTTTATAGATAATCCTGAAGTGGACACATCTGCCTTGAAGTATTTACAATTAGATGCAAAGATAAAAGAACTGACTAATGAACGCGAGTCATTAAAAGCTGCGTTAGAAGGATTTACTGGTTCTACCAATAGCGGTGTATCCATTACTTGGAGCACAGTTAGTGGTAGAGAATCAGTAGATACCGAAGAGGTTGAGAAACTTCTCGGTTTCATACCAAAGAAACAAGGACAGGAATCAACAAGGTTATCTGTCAAACATACTGGAGGTAAGTAAATGGCTGCACCGGAAAGCAC